AAATTCCCTTTGCTGTGCGAGCCCGGCCATTGTGCCGGGCTCAATCATTTTCAGGCATTGCCGTGCGGGATGCCGTCAAGCGATCCGGCGGCGATCGCGGCGCGGCGATCACGGCCGTTGCTGCCCAGCGCCGGCCCGTCACGGGTATCCACCACCTTCGGCTCACCCGCCAGTGATAGCCGGTGCGTGACATAAGGCTTCAGCCGAATCCCGACGTACTTCTTACCATTCGAATGAATCTTGCCGCCCCCAAGGTCGCTGAGAATCGCCTCAAGCGCGGCGCCAAAGTCGTTACTATTCACGATTTCCACAATTTCGTTGTCGGCCTGCCATTGCCGGAAGGCGTTTTGCATGGTCGCCGCCGGCTCGCGCTGGCTGTGATCCTCGCCGTGGACGAGGCAGCAATCGACGATGAAGCGCCGAACCACCGCCCGCACCCGCTCCTGCGCCGGAGTCAGCGGTTCCGGTTCGGCCTCATCTTCGATAGGGCCTGAGGCGTCCACAGCGGCTTCGTGATGGCCGGAGTCGAATGCGCGAAGCATCTCCAGGTCTTCCAGGTCGAAAGGCGGCTCCTCGGCTTCCTCTGCGGCTTCTAGGCCCATATCCGATTCGATGAAATCGGCATCCGGCGCCGGAGCGCTGGCGTCGATGGCGTCCGCCGGCGGAAATAGTTCGGCTGCCGGGCGACGGTCGAGCGCAGGCTCGGCATGACGAACCGCCCCCATATCGATCACAGCAGCGGCCGGCGACGGCGGGTCCATGAAGGTGAACGGCGACCACGACCGCCCGGCGAGCAGAAACAGGATGATCAGCAGCGACAAGGTGAGCCGCGCGCCGGTCTCCGACAATCCGAACATCTGATGCATGTAATTCGCCCGCGCATCGGCGACGCCGGCCGAAGCGAGCGGGGCAAGGTCGGCGGTGATTTTCCGGATTCGCTCCTGCGCGCGCTCAACCCCTTCGGCGATGCCGAGCTCGGCTTGCAGCTTGTCGACAGGCGAGGCGGCCAATTTGGCGGACAGCGCGGTATAAACCGACCGGTGTGCGCGGCAGCGCTCGCCGCAACCCTTGTCCGCCGCCTCGGCATCACCATCGGCTTTTGCCCTGTCCGCCTGACTTTGCAGCGCGCGCATCCCGAACAGCTCGCCCCGGACAGCTTCGACCGGACGGACAATCCCGGCGCGGGTGATCTGGGCTTGCAGATTGGCGCGCTCGGCTTCCATCGCCGCCCGTGCGGACGCCGAGGATTCGCCGATGGACGCCTTGGCTTCGAACAGGGTTGCGAGAAAGCCCAGCTCATACTGGACGGTGACGACGGTCGCAAGCACCAGCCCGATGACGCCGACCCGCGCCGCCCATGGACGCTCGATCCGGTAGAGATGTGCAACCCGGTGCCAGCCGACGACCTCCCACAGCACGGCAGCAACGCCGATTGCGGAATAGATCAGCGCCACCAGTGGATCGGGGGACAGCGCCATGCCGTACAGAACGGCGAAAGCGAGGCTCACCGCGACGCAGACGCCGCACACGATGAGCCCAAGCGGGTTTACATTACGCATCATGAATACGCCCTCTTTGGCAGCTTCGGTTTGATTCGGCAGTTTCGCCGATTCGGATACCGATAGCCATGAAGCGGCGTTAACGCTATGCCCCCATCATCTCAATGAGGCTGCCGCCCGGCACTTTCGATTCGACCTCGCGGAGGTTTCGAACTGCCTGATCGAAGTAACTTTTCTTCAGCTCCGACCCGACCGCCCGCCGACCCATATCGACAGCGACGTAAAGCTCAGATCCGATACCGGCGAACGGGGAAAACACGGTATCGCCGGGATTCGTCCACAGATCGACGCATCGCCTGATCACCGTCAGTTGCAGCGGCGAGATGTGCCGCTCGTCGTGCTCCTCGCGGGCGGCCTGGCGGCTGAGAACATCGCCTTGCGCGATATCGAGCCAGATCGGTTCGGCGTAGCGCTGCCAGACCGCGACCGAATACCAGGCATCGCCTGGAACATTCTTGCTCCGCTTCGCCCCGGTCTCGGTGATCAGCGCGCCATCCGGCTCGGCCTCGCTGCCGTAATAGGCGTCGAACGGACCCGATACCGGCTCGGGATTGTCGCCGTCCTTGCGCATGGTGACGACATAGTCGGCCACTGCCATCCGCGAGATGGTGGAGTCCTTGCAAATCTGCTTATGCAGCAATCCTATCGCCTTTGTCCGCTGCATCGCCGAGACCGGATCTTTGCGAATGCAGACCTCGGAATGATAGATGAACCCGGCTTCCTGAAATGCCCGGATGATCTCGCCGCGGAAATCGCGCAATCCCATGAAGCCGTCCCGCGTCTTCGATGTCGGAAGCTGCATACAATGGATCGAGCACAACCGGCCCGGCATGGTGGCGCGATGCAATTCGGTGATCAGAAACCGGAAATGGGTCCAGAATGTCTCGCTGTCCCGGCAGTTCGACATGTCGCGCGGGTCGTCGGAGAAAACATAAAGACTCTCGAATGGCGGAGAAAAGATAGTGTAGTGCAAAGAATTGTCTGGCAACCCCCGCGCCACATCAACGCAGTCACCATTATAGATCACGAACTTATCGCCATTAACCTGATCAACTACATTGCTCATCTTCATCACCCTTAATTCTTGATAAGAAAATCTTTATCGACGTTCTCTCTACGCCGGCCGTTTCACGATACGCCGTTACCGGCCAAGCCATGCCGGTATCTCCATTTTGATTGTGTGTTTCGCCGCTGGCACCCTGATGCCGCGAAGATTGGCTCGCGTGAAATCCTTCATGAACGCAGCCATTGCCGCGCCCATTTCCTCGTGCTGGCGTTCCTTGCGCTGCAAATTGGCGACGACCGCGCCCTCAAGCTCCGAGGCGACCATGTAGACATTGACCGGACGGGACTGCCCGAACCGCCAGCATCTCCGGACGGCCTGGAAAATCTGTTCGAACGAGTCGGACAGCCCGAGGAAAATCATGTCCGAACAGCGCTGGAAATTCATACCGAACCCAGCCAGCGACGGCTTGCTGAGTAGGATGTCCACCTTACCGTGAGCAAAGCCCAGAAGCCGTTCCGCCTTGGTTTCCGGGTCGTCGCTGCCGCGCACTTCCACCGCGCGCGGCACTGCGGCTTTCATCGCATCGGCTTCGGCGTTGAGGTTGCACCAGATCAGCCATGGCTTGTCCGGATCGGCGGCAATGATTTCCGCCGCCTTTGCCGCCCGCGATTCGATGCTGTCCCGGCGAGCGCCCAGCCGCTCCGATAGCGTGCGCGCCTCCATCGGGAACAGCGCGCCATTGGTCGGTGCATATTCGACCGGCACAGTCACCTGATGATAGACCAGCGGCGGCAAATCGTAGCCCGCATCCTCGTACCCAAGGTCGCGCGGGTGCCGCGCCATCGCCGCCCACGACGCGACCCATTGCCAGAAATCCGTCTGCGCATGGCGCTTCAGCCGCCAGCCGCCCTCCGCGCCATCGGCCCCGCCGGCCCGGATCGATCCGTCATGGACGAAATAGGTTGCCAGCATCTCCTTCTGCGTTGTGACACCGAGGAATTCGGCATGGTTGCCCAGCTCGACCCAATCGTTTGGCGCTGGCGTTGCGGTGCAAGCGAGCCGGTACGGAATGATCTGGCAGGCATCGGTGAGCGCGGCGCGTGTCTTCGAGTCGTGCGCCTTCAGGATCGATGATTCGTCGAGCACGATTCCTGCGAACGATCCGAGATCGAATTTCTCGACGCGGTCGTAATTGGTCACGACGATTTCGGTCTTTGCCGCACCCTTATCGCGAGCATAGGCAACGCCTTCTATGCCGAATTTCGTCGCCTCTTCGACGGTCTGTTGCGCCACCGCCAGCGGCGTCAAAATCAGGATGCGCCCGCCGGAATGCGCCGCCAGCGCATCGGCCCACGATAGCTGCATCACGGTTTTGCCCAGCCCGGCGTTGGCGAAGATCGCCGCCCGCCCGCGGCGCAAAGCCCAGCGCACGATATCACCCTGAAAGGGCTTGATCGCCGGCGGCAAATCGATCTGATCGGAGATCCCGAACGACGGCGCGATCGCAGCCTTTCCGGCGATGAACGCCGCATAGGCATCAGGATTTGGTAAATCCATCACTTCCCCTTCCGGTAGGTCTTCATAAACTCATTGCAGGCGGCGATCGTCGACGATTTTGGCGCCCGGCCGGCGCGAAGCCTGGCGACGAACCGATCCGAGCCCGTCACCGATTCGGAGAACGCCCGCGCGCTCATACCGGTCCGCTGCAAAAATTTCTCGATATCGGCGAGCAGCTTCGCCGCCACCGGATCATGCGACGGCTCGTCCGTCATTAGGATATCCTGCTTACTCATAGCTCCTTATGCGTCATTAATGGCGCGTTTGTCCAGTTAAGAACTGTTGCAAATTTACAATTCCTAAATTCATCAACAGGGCTTGCCTTTGCGCCATTAATGACGCATAAGGGTTTCAGCGCCGTGATCGGGCCTCACCCCTCTCACCCAACCCTATCGTCTGGCGCTCGGCGGCGGCCGCAGAATTCCCCCAGCTCCGGCCGCCGCCCTCTTTTGCTCAGGAGTTGGATCGTATGCGCAAGGGCACACCACGCGAGATATTGCGGCACCTGAACCGCCCGCGCGAAACGCGCATTGCCGAGCTCGAGGCCAGCATCCGGCGCGACGCCGAGAAGCTCGCCGCCATCGCCACCGACAAGCGAATCACGTTCTTCTGGCAGCAGATGACGAATCTGCTGCGTGACAAAGGCGCGCTCCTGACCGGGGACGGCAGGGGCGGCTTCCTACCAAAAAAAATAAGTCCCCATCATCCCGAAACCGACGACATCATAGGAACGAACCATGACGATCACCTTCGGACTCCCCCGAGAAAGCCTGGAAGCCCGTGAGGGCTCGATCGGCGCATCGGATACGCGAATCATCTGCAACGGCACCGATGCCGAAGTCTTTGCCCTTTGGGAAATCAAGTCAGGCCGCGCCGAGCCGGCGGATCTCGACGACAACATCTATTGCCAGATGGGGCAGTTCATCGAGCCCTTCACCCAGAATTGGTTCGAGCGCCGCACCGGCCTGGACGTCGGAATGCGCGGCGAGCACATCACCAACCCGGATTACCCGGGCTTGCATGTGACGCTCGATGGATTTCTGCACGACCTCGCGCCCAAGGATTACCGTCAGACGGCGGATTTCAAATTCGCCTGGGGATGCCACAAGCCGCGCGTTCCGGTCGAGGCGGTTTTCGAGATGAAGTTCCGCGACGGAATGCAGTTCAAGCCCGACGAGCAGGTGAAAACCTTTATGCCACAACTGCATCAGGGCATGGCGTTGACTGGCGCAAAATTCGCGGTGTTGGCGACACTGACCACGCCGCTCGCCGTGCATTGCCGCGTGGTGCCGTTCGACCAGTTCTATTGGGCGGAATGCTTCGCGCGCATCTCGGATTTCCAGGAGGCCGTCCGGGACGACCGCGAGCCGCTGAAATTCCCGCCGCTGAAAACGGCGAAAGTGCAGGGCGTCCAGGCGGTGAAGACCGTGCTCCGGACCGTCGATATGTCGAAAGACAAGTCCGCCAACGAATGGGCGGCCTGCGCAGCGATGCTGGCGGCGAGCCTTCCGACCGATGAGGATAAGCGCCGCGCCAAGCGCGAGACCCAAGCCAAGGACGGGATGAAATCCCTGATTGGGTCCGACGTCGGAATCGCCAGCGGCTTCGGCGTCACTGCAAAGCGCAACGGCGCCGGCGCAATCTCATTCGAAGTCGACGAGAAGGCCATTGCCGACGCCAAGCGGTTTTCAGCGGGAGCGGCGGCATGATCATCATTTCCCGTCTGCTCGGCAGGACCTATCAGGGCACGGGCCGGGACGCCGGGATCAAGCGTCACGCACGCCGCGAGGATGAGAGGCATTCACTCTGCGGTGTCTGGCCTCGCGGCGGCTCGGCGGGATGGTCCAATGGGCCCGTTGCCTCACCGCTCAATCTGCCGAGCTGCCCGCGATGCAGGGCGTCGCTCGCAAAAATTTGGAGAAAGGCACAAGAACATGGCTAAGGCCACACTGCATACCGTCGAGAATCACCCGGCTCCGCTGGCCGCATATACCCTGCACGAGAAATACCTCCCCCGCGAGATCGTCCAGGCGGTGATCGAGATCAAGAAAACCATCGATCCGGCGAAGCGCGGCGAGCAAGGGCAGGACGGCGAGCGCACATTTGCCTATGCCGGCGTCGACGACATTTTCGCCGCACTGCAGCGCCCGATGGCCGAGCACGGGATGCTGGTCGAGGTCGTCGACGCGGAAGGCTTCGACGTGATCGACGCCAGCGACAAGATCGGCATCAAGATCGCCTTTCAGCCGGTGATCTATCTGCAGACCCCGGACAATCTCGTCATCTATGACAACCCGCGCGCCATCATGCGCATGTTCGGCGAGTGGACCGGCAACAACACGTGCGCCAGCCTCCGTACGCTGGCAGAGAAAACCTTCCTCCGGGCGCTGTTCAAATTACCGGCCGCGCCCGCAGAGCGACCCGACGCCCCGAGCGAGGCGAACCCGCGGCCCCATGAAGGCAGCGCCGGAGCCGAGCTCGGCGGCGAAGGGCGCAAGCTGCGCTCGGTGCTCAACCCACTCACGCTGCCGGCAGAGGAAAGTGCGACCCAGCGGGCGAAAATCATCGCAGCAATGGAGTCCGCCTACGCGATGGCGCAGGACGACAGCCAGGACGGCGCGGACCATATCGGCGCGATCGACAGCGCGTTCAAAAGACATCAGAGCACATGGGCCCGGCTCACGACGAAAGATCAGGAGCTCGTGAAGGCCGCGCGGTCGCGCCTCATCGGCACGGCCGCGGGCGGAAATGGAGATGCGGCGTGACCCGCCGCCCTTCCCAGACCGAATCCGGAAAACTCCTCATCGCCTACATTGACGGGGCAATAGACCGCGCCGAATATCTCCGGCGGCTGAAGGAAATCGAGGGCCAGAAATAATGGACGAGCGCTACCAGACCTGCCCCGAGCTGCAATTGCTCTACGAGAAGATCGCCGAAGACTGCAACGCCTATATGGCGGATTTTGCGCAGCTTTCAGACGAGGATCGCGCCGAGGTTCTCCGCAATGTGCTCGGCACACTGTCCGGACTAATCGTGAACGTCGTCCATCAGTTCTGGGAAGACGAACCGGAAGACGCCTTGGCGATCATCAACCGGATTCACGTCGGCATGGTGAACAAACTTGCGGAGCAGTATCAGTGCCCGCCGGGGACGAAACCGTCATGAGCGAGCGCCCCCCGAACCTCCATGAAAAATTCGCCGCGGCACTCTTGCAACTGCTCGACGCACAAGGCAATGGCATCCCGTTCGCGGAAGCTCAACTCCTGAGTCCGCATGAAATCATCGGCTTGTTCCAGTGCCATCATGAGGTAAAGCGCGCGAACGGTGGCGGAAACCACCCCACCAACCTTACGATGATGCTTTACCGCGAGCACCGCACCCGGACGGCAAAGATCGACGTGCCGGAAATCCGCAAGGGCCGCCGCCTCGCCCGTGGCCATCAGGCGCACATCGCCGCTGTCCGGTCCAAGATCCTCGCCGTCCCGGACACCCGTCCGGACAAGCCCCGGACACGCTGGCCAAAGGGGCGGAAAATCCAGAACGGACAGAAGCTGCAATCCCGGTCATCGTTCCGATGAAACCCATTATCATCATCACATGCATTCTCGCCAACGGCACGTTCACCAGCCCGCGCGGGGAGTACGACAATTTCAAGCTCTGCAACTGGTATTCGGAGCAGTTCGAGGCGCACCTGTACCCAAAGGAAGAGGACCGGAAAGCCTTGTGCTGGTGCCATCGGCGGCCGGCCGCGCCCTTGCCGGAGCGGGCTGTCGACTACGACAGAAAGGCGCCGCGATGAAGCTCACGCTCAAATCAGTCACGGTCACGGTTGACGACCTCGCCGTTGATGTCGATCCGGAAGATCTGAGCGACGACGCCCTCATGCAGTGCGTCCACATCGCGCAAGATCGCGGGCTAATGACCGCTTCGGCTGGCGATCTGCGCATTACGCTTGAACGGGTTTACTCGTCACTAATTCGAGGCGACCACGTCATGGCAATGGCGCAACTCGCCCCCGCCATGCACGCCGAGTCGTCGTCGCGCGTGATCAAGCAAGTCCTTTATGAGAAGAAGCTCGCCGCTAGCGCCAACGGCCACGCTGCGCCACACCGGGAGGCGCAAAAGTGAATCTCCCCGGCGGCGAGGACGTTCTCGACCACGCAACCGGCGATGTCTACGACTATTGGCAGCGCGCCGTCGCCGCTCGGGATGGCTCTGTCCCCATGCTATGGCGGGACGCCCCGGTCGAGATCAAAGTGCAATGGCTGCGCCCGATGCGAGAATTCGCCGAGCGCATCGCCCTCGGCACGGTCGTCGACGCCGCCGAAACCCTCAGCACCTATGACGGCTGCCAGGGCGGCGCATACCGCGCGGCAATGCTTCGCTATGCCCGCGAGGAATTGGCGCTGGAACCCGACCAGCTCACACAAGGAATTGCCCCATGACCCCATTCGAAAAGCTGCTCGCCGATGTCATCCCGGAATACGATTCGACGGAGGCGACCATTGCCGCCATTCTGGATGCGATGAAGGATCGCAGAATCACCGTCATCGCATCTGATGATGTGGTCAGGTTCAAAGTCACCTATCCGTGCGCTGGCGATCCGCGCGATGCCGCCGAAGACTTCGCCGAAAAATTCCGTGGCTTCATCCTCGAAAACAACATGGTGAAGGCTGTTGCGGCGATGGACCGAAGCGCTTTCACCATGTTCGCCGACCTGATTCTGCCAGGCTACGCCAAGCAAGCCCGCGAACAACAGGGCCAAGCGTAGCCCCATGCCCACCACGTTCGGTATCCGTCTCGTGTCCTGCCCGCTCTGCGGGTCGACCCTCTATCGCGCATCGGGGATCGTCGGCGGGCCGACGATGATCTACCAGCCCCGTGCCGGCTTCGATTTCTCATGGAAGCATTTCCCGCGCGGGCTCGGCGAATATCACGAGGCGACGCGCTTCCGCGCCGATGTCTGCCGCAATTGCGGCGATCCGCTCGCCGAGCTGTTCGAGCCGGCGATCCGTTTCATCAAAAACCGTGAGGTCGGAAGATAATGGCTAACGTCTCAGTGAGAATGCTCACGCAGTCCAGCAAATGGGATCAGTCGATCGAGCACCGCGGAATGTCGAAAGAAACGCTCGACGCGCTCGACAAGCTGGATCGGCATGGCAGTCTTTTCCGCATGTGGGGCGGGGCGTGGACCTATTCTGGATGTGCGCTGAAGACAATCCGCAAGGGCGAGTTTGCGGCTTATGAGGTGCCGGTCTGGTCCGTCACGACGCCGGTGATTCGCACGCTCATCGCGCGCGGGCGGGCCCGTTGCGCAGCAAACGGTGCCGATGTCGTGGAGTATGTTCCGCGCGGTGAGGCAGACGTTACAGAATCAGCATAAACGGGAAGACATGCGCCATGATGGAGCGGCCGGATGTCTCATCTCCCGAAAGCCTTCGGCGGCCTCGTTTATGGCGTCGAGGCTCTGCAGCGGGCGCTTGCGCGCAACGGGTATAACTATGACGGCTTCCGGCTGCTGATCCCGTCCGCGCTCGGCGCCGAAGTGGAAAACGAAATGCTCGGGATGCCCGTCGAAATGTGGGCACCCTATACCGAGGGAATCAGGATCTACGCGGACGGCTATCTGAAGCAGATGATTCTGTGCGATTCGATCTGGGTCGGCTGGAAGACCCGCTCAACGAAGGGGAAAACCGATGTCAAGTCACGTAGCGCGGCAGGCAACCGCTCACACCTCCCCCGCCGTAACGCCCAATGACAGCGCGGACCTGCCGGGCGGGCGTTCGCGCTTTACATCGGCGTGGCGGGCAACCTGCACTATCAGGACGGCGCCGGCGTCGAGCGCGCCGCGACCGCAGTCATCGCCGGGACTGTTCCCCTGCGAGGTGAAACGGGTCTACTCCACCGGCACCACCGCGACCGGCATCCTCGCCCTTTACACCAAGGGCAGCTGACATGCTGGACGCCATCGCCATCTGGCTGATCGTCGGCATCGTCGTCGCCGAGATCACCTATCAGTTCACCAAGCGGAAGCGGCCGAATTTACGCCGCAAGCGCGACTATGCCTTGGTGGTGATTCTATGGCCGCTGTTCATTGCGAATGCGGTTTACACCGCTTTCCAAAGATAAAGCCGGCGGGAGGTTATCCGACCGGCTTTATACAGACTTTGTGTCTTTTTGGTACTATTCGCCGTGAAGGGCAGGGGCTATAGTCCGCATCGCATTGAAAACAGAAGGGACACTAACAGATGAAAACAAAACTGGCAATTGCGCTGCTTGCCGCACTGGCTGCGGGACCTGCGTTCGCCGCGGATGTGTACCATCACGACGGCGGGCTGAAGGATGATAGCCCCGGCTATTCGGGCGAGCGGCGAGCGGACCATTCCGGTCTCTATATCACCGGCGACCTCGGCATCGCATCCGGCGACCGCAGCACCACCGTCAGGAACAATCGCGCCATCGATCTGGATGTGACCGACCCGGCGTATACGGCTGTCCTGGACGGCGCGGACGGCTCAGCACCTAACGGCGTTATTTCCGATGCCGAACGGGAGGCTGCATCAGCGTTCCTGGACACGTTCAACGTCCCGCACACGATCACCGAAGACAGCCTCAACATTCCGCTGATTGCCGACCGGCTCGGAATCGGGAATGATAGTGATTTCGACGCGACCGCTTTCGGCGCGGAACTCAGCTATCTGTGGCAGCTTCCCGGCCGCCGTCTCGGCCTCGAGCTCGGCGTCGGCGCGACGTTCTATCAGAACAGCGAGACCGGCATCGCTTACACCGGCCAGAACGGCGCATTCGTCGGCGGCACGGCTGCGGCAGACGCGGCAGTCGGCGGCGTCCCGCTCTGCACTGGCATCGGAACCTGCGCTGGCGATCCATCGATCCCGCAATCCGGATTCGCCAAGGTCGAGCGCAATTTCGACATCGACCTCATCGGTCGGCTGCATTATTTCGTCACTCGCGATCTGTCGCTGAGCGGCGGCGGCGGCATCTCGTTTGCGCGCGCCGACATATCCGGCGGCACGTTCGACGACACTGGCGCTTTCGGTGGGCTCAACACACGCTTCAGCGGCGACGAGTCCTCGATCGGCTACGTGCTCAACGCTGGCGTGAACTGGTGGGTTGCGGACTATATCCGTCTGTCGGCTGAGTACAGCTTCAAGCACCACGAGTTCAGCGGCGGCGGCTCGGCAGCAGACAATCTCAATCTCGCCCCCGGCGTCGATCTCAACGGCTCTGCCAATACCAAGGTGGACGTTGAGGACGACATCCACGCCATCAAGGGCCGGATCGGCATCATACTGAACTAAGCGTTTTGACAGCCGGGAAAGACCGGCACCCTCTAGTGCCCATAGAAACTGACACCCCGCGGAAGGCTGCCTTCCGCGGGTTTTTCATTGCTTGACGCCCGCACGAATCCGCGTCATAAAAGCGCAGGGATTCCGCTCATATTGAGCGAACGAGTTCTGACGGCGGCGTCTTAAGCGGAAAGCAAGGAGGGCCTAGACTGCTTGCTGGATGTGACGCTAGCGGTGAAGTGGAGTAGAGCGCGGCCTAGAACCTGAAACGGACCGCGGCGAAGCTGGGGGATAGAGTCAGGGTGAACCCCCTGCCGTCAGGAGGCCATAAACAAACAACCCGCCGAGAGTGATCTCGGCGGGTTGTTTGCGTCTATTCGGATAACGTAGGCCTCACAGGTCCGCCGCCTCATTGCTGGCCATATTCCCCGCACCAGCAATGTCCGGGACCAGCTAAAGTATTATATAATTAGGGTGAAATTGTCTGTCGCCTTTTGGCCACATTAACCCGTTCATCTATGGTTAATGCGTCGCGCTCAAAGGCCCCCGTCCGCCGACATCCGGGACCTGAAAGTGCCGGTCTCCCCGCTGACTGGACCGATAAATCGCAGGCATATGTTTGGGGGTCGTGCCGTTGTCCGGCGTTATAAGGCGCGACCCCTTATTTACCTTCGATCCGTCTTGCCATGCCTGTTCACGTCCGGCCGCAAGAGCGCAATCGGCGATTCCTCCCGCCCGCTCGGCAGCAGAAACGGATCGAAGCACCGCCATTCCGAGCTCGCGTTCACCGCTTCCGTTTGCAGGCACCATTCGAACATATCGCGCCGATGCCAGCCCGGATAGCGATCACCCAGAATGCGGCTGCTGACGGAATCCACCTTGGTTTCAAGGGCGGCGATCCGGCCAAGGATGCCGATCCAGATCGCCGTGAACGTCCCGGCGACGCTGATCGCCGCCACGATGACGAGAAAGGCCTGGATCGCGGGTACGGAAAGGCGCGCCACAGAGACGCCGCCGCCATTGCTGTGTCCGTTGCCGTTCTCAGCCATCAGGCTTGTGCTTCGGCTTTTCGTTAAGGATCGGCGTGACCTCGCCCTTGTTCACGGCGATGATTGCGCCGGCGGCGGCGTTGTTCCACCTCGTGTCCTCATCGACCCCGAGGGTAATATCCTCGTGCCAGCGCTTTTTCATCATCGCGGCGACGGCGCGGACGTTGGCGTTGGTCGGGTCCATCATGGCAAAACTCTTTACCTAAGCGCGGCGCTAAGTTAACGAAACGCCGTTTTTCCTTACATAACCGGCTCTCGGCAGCGCCTCACCAACTCGGCAAGTTCCTGTCCGGCCGCCCGTTTCCGGATAACATCGGCTCTCAGCCGGTCGATCCAGTCCGCCGTCTTGGACACCGTGACCGGGGCGGACGGCGGCTGGACACGCGCCTCGATATTGGCCAGTGTCCGGCCGGACGGTGCCGGACACTTCGAAGAGGTCAGATCAAGAACCGGGTCTGGCCCGCCGCCCCCCGTGCAGCCAGTCAGCCCAGCGATCATCAAACACGACGCCATCAGCGCCCGCATCAGTCTTGCGCTCATCGCGAAGCTCTCCCAATTCGCCGGCTTCCTTCGCCGCGGCAATCTCATGCGCCCGCTCAAGCTCGGCGAGCGCAGCTGTGGTTTTCTCTCCCGCCTCCCGCGCTGCATCCTTCAGCTTCTCGCGCTCGACCGCTTGCGCCGCTCGCTCCTCGACCCGGCCCTCATGCTTGATCCGTTCGATTCCGAAATAGACCCCGGATATCACCGCGAGCGCGATGCCGAGGTAAAGCAGGATCGGCGGCATCACGAGCCCCCTTTCGTCCCGACGGGGCGAGACCAGCGTTCGAACCGCTCAGCAAGCGCCGCCCCATATTTCCGGTACAGGAAATAGGCTGCCAGCGCCGCGGCGATGGTCAGGGCGCTGGTGGATGCAAATTTTAGCAGCCCGGCGAGCCCCTGAATCGATGACTGCCAGGTCCCGGCATCCTTAGCGAGTGCGTTGAGCTGGTCGAACATGCCCGCCTGATTGAGCGCCGAGGCCCCCGCCCCGGTCGTCAGGAGCACCGCAGCGGCCTTGTCCTTGTCCGCCTGCGCCACGACGGGGTCGCCCGCCTTCCGGGCGCCAGCGACCCCCAGGGCCACGTAGGATGGGGCAGGGAAGGGCTTAGCGTCCGATGCGAGAATTGCAGCCATGGTCTCCGGCGTGACGATGCCGTCCGCCGAGCGGCCGTTCTCGAGCTGGAAGTCCATCACCGCCGAGCGCGTCCGGGTGCCAAATACTCCGTCCGTGTCGAGCTTGCCCTCGGCGTAATTGAGCGCATTGAGCCGGACCTGCATCGTCTCGACCGCCTTGCTCTTCGGCGAGCCGTAGCGATAGGTGATGACATCGCTCTTCGGAGCCTTGGCGCCGAGCGCCGCCGCCCATTTCTTGAACCATGCGATCCGCTCCGGTAGGCCATTGACCTGCCCCGTGGAAAACGGGTTGCCAGTGTTGATGCCGCGGCAGCACGCCTCGAAATTGCCGAGCAGCGCGATGGGATTGAGGTTGCCCGCCGATGGATGCTTGGTCCATGTCACCGCCGCCACCAGCGCCCAATGCTTCGGGTTTTCGATCTGCTTCGGATCGGAGCCGAACGGAATCCCCGTCACCTTCTCAAGGTATTTGTAAAATCCTTTGCTGGTAGCCTGGAGCGGTCCGCCGCCGCGGTAGTTGTAGCCGTCATCGTCGTTGGTGCCGTCGTCCTCATTGCCGAGGCGGAAGCCGTAATTGTAATCGAAGATCAATTCGCGATGCGCGGCGTGGTATTCGGCGAGATCGGAAATCCCATCGCGGTCCGCATCGTCGTTGATACCGTTGCCGTCCGGATCGTAAGCGCCCTTGACGCCCTTCAGCACCTTGGCCCCAACGCGGTAGCGCGTCGGGAAGATCTTCATCAGGGTCTTGGCTTGATATTTGTCGCTTTCGCGAACAACGGTCCCGCCGCCGGTCTCCTCGCAGACGTTCGCCATGAACGCCGCCATGATGCGCGGGTCCGCATCAATGCCCGTCTCGGTGAAGATCGCCCCCGCCTCCGGCGAGGTGAACGCCTTCACGAAATCATCGGAGGCTTTCGGGCAGAGCTTTCTCAGCAACTCTTCGGTCAGCATGGCCATGGCGTCGACCCTGGATAAATCCGGACAGGGAACGCGAAACTAACCGCCAGCATGGCCGATGAACGTTACAGCAGCGCTTCAAACCGAGGGCGCGACGAACTCCTCATCCGCGAAGCTCCAGCCGATCTCGACCGGGCTGCCATCGGGAACCGCGACAAGCGTCATCCCGTCCGGCGCCCAATTCTCCGGCCCGATGATCATGTTCACCACCTTGCCGTCCCGGATCTCCGCATAGCGAATCCGGGCATTATCGTGGATGGTGATTCCGGCCTTGCCGCCGGCTGCGACCTGTACCGCTGCGTCAATAGACATATTCCGCTCCGTTCATGAAACCATTGCGCCGCCCCGGCGTTATCATCTCAGGCCATCACGTCCCCGATGGTGCGGTCCCCTCAGAAGCGGGCGGGTCCGCCCCCGAAATAAGCCTGTCGCGCTTCATCCCCGAAATCAGGCCGGGAACCCGAACACGATCACATCAATTCGGCCAGGCCCGCCCGCGCCGGACGATGCCCCGCCGGTGTTCTCCGCACCACCGCCGCCGCCGGCCGGCTGCTGCCCGGCAGTGCCGCTGGCGCCGTTGAAGCCGGCAGCGCCGCCATTGCCGGCATTCTGGCTGGTGCCGGCCGTTCCGGCCGCCCCCGACGAGGCCCCGGCACCGCCACCGCCACCATAGATGGAATTGGCGCCATTAATGCCGGAGGCGCCGCTATCGGCACCTCCGCCGCCGCCATGCCAGATGCCGCCCGTCGCCGAGCCCGAGCCGCCAGGCGAACCCTGCCCATGGACCACCGGCGTGGCCGCCGACAAAATGTCGAGGCCGGCAATCGGACCACCCCCGAAGCCGCCGCCGGGGCCGCCGCCTCCTCCCACGCCCGTGGCGCTAAACAGCGAACCGAGCGTGCTGCTGCCGCCACTCGCGCCATTGGCGCTCGACCCGACACGCGCCGGGCCGCCGGCGCCGATGGTCACCGTTTCGGTCACGCCCATATCGGACAGAACGCACCAGCGCTCGGTGTAGCCGCCGCCGCCGCCGCCGCCGCCGCCGCCCGAACCCAACCGCCCCGAGCCGCCACCCGGCCAGCCGCGGATCAGCACCGGCGAATTGGCGTTCAGTCCCAACGGCTTGGTCCATGTGCCGGAGGAGTTGAAGCGCTGGAAGTCGATCGTGGCGTTCGACGATGACGAAGGGAGGTCCGTCATCTGCATCACACCACCGACATTGCCATAAAACTGGCCATCATGTCCGATGTCGTCGTCGGGCGTGATCCTGAGCTTAACCAGCCCCGAGTCGGTGTAATCAGCCTGGACGACGTTGCCATCCTGCAAATTCGGCGCCATGATCGTCCCCCTAAAACGGCAAATAGATCGGCTCGCCGGAAGCCGTGAGAATTTGTTGGCCGCCATCGGCCTCCGACGACAGCAGTAGCACAGGCGCTGCCTCGTCGATCAGCGTCATGCTGGCCGTAAACTGATTCTGCGGCTTGATGCCCAGCACCAGCATCCGCTTTTCCACGGATGAGAACGGACCGGCGGCGACGAGGCAGTCTTTCAGCAGCGGCTCCCAAACCCCGATCCAGTCCGTCCCCACATCGGGCTCCGTTGCCGCGCCTGAGGTATGCGCCCCCAGCGCCGCATAGGCTGCCCCTCCCGATGTCACCACATCGTCGACCGCATAGGCCGTGGATGTTGCCCATGCACCTTGATCGGTGAACATGGACGGCAGCGGCGGCGGGCCGGCGAAGGTGACAGTATCGGTTTCCTCGGTCTCGGCGAGATCCAGCGTCAGCGTCGATCCATCCTTGAGTTGGATGATCACCCCGCATGGCTGCTCGCCGGCCTCGACCAAATCCAGCCGCAAGGTGCTGTCCGTGACAAGCCCGGTCAGCGTCCCGCCGGACAGCGTCGCCGCCACTATGCGCGCGCTGTCATAATGCCGCTTCAGCGTGTCGTGGGTGAGCGAGACCAGCGAACCCTTGGTGCAGTAGAGATTCTGGATATCGGTCTCGATATTGTAGAGCGCCGGGCGCCGCAGAAGCTGCTTGAAATCCAGATTGGCCCGCTCAATCGCCCGGTCCGGATTGGTGATGCCGATATAGTCCACCGCCTCGATTTCGGTCCCGGACAGGTTTCGATAAACGAAAATCTCGGTCGGACGGTAGTCGTTGCCCTCGTCATTGAACCGGACGCGAAATCCGTCCGGGACGCGGGGAAAGGCCCGGCGGATCGCGAGGTCGCGCGAATTGCGCTGCGAGAACAGAGCAACGGGGGATTCCGCGCTGCGGTCGCGCTCAATGATCACGCCAGTTTTGTCGGATATCCTCGATGCGGCATGGCCGCAAGCGGCGACGATCTTCAGCGCCTCGCCGAGCGTCTTATTACCGGCGAAATAGGCGTTGCACTCACGGCTCGACAGGGTCGCGCCGTTGAAAACCGTGGCCGCATCCGGGCTGCCGTGGACGGTGAACCCGCCGCCCGTGCCGAGGTTGGTCTCGAATGCATGACCGCCATTTCCCGACAGATAGACCAGCGGCGCCGATCCGGTCGGAAGATTGCCGGTTGCGCCCAGACCCACCGGCCGGCCGTTCGCCGAGATGAACTTGCGCCGGTTGGCTTCATCGGAGAAATCGATATAGACGCCAGGCGCGAACCACAGTTCGGCGATATCCCCCTCAAAAAACGCTGCGCCCGATGGGTAAGCGCCGACCGCATAGTCTGCAACCGTGAAGTCTATCGTGTCGTCGGCGTAATCGGCAACAATTAGCCCAGACACGTCATTGACATACAAGTGTCTTTTATTCGTATCCGACAAGTCAAAGCTGGCTAGGACATGCGACCATTGCCCTATTGGCAGTTGAGCTTGAGACAACACTCCAAGTATTGTGGTTCCTGCGCTGTTGGTTGCGACAATGACCACTTGCCCATCTGAACCAGAGAACTCGATTTTCAGCCTGTCCGCAGTGCCCGCCAGCGAGCTGGACGAGGAAAATATTTCGATCAGATGGGATCGACGTCTCACCCACACCGAAAATGTCATCAGCTTGCTGTCCGCCGCCCCCGTCAGTCCGGCGCCGCGCGTATAATAATCGGCCGACCCATCGAATGCCCTGCCAATCGTGCGCCGGTCGCCACAAAAATCATACCACTCCGCAAGCTCGTCATCATTGAGCTGCGATTCAGCGAACGGAGCCCGGATCGACTGCCCGCCGAGCGCCAACTCGCGCCACCACGCCGCCGGGTTGTTGGACGGCTCGTATGTATCCCAATCCGTGCCGTCCCAGACATGGGCGTAGCCCTGGGCGAGCATGGTGAGCGAGGAAATGGCGAGATTTTTTGCCCGCACCGCGAGCAGGGTCATCCCCTTTTCGCGCAAAGGATATTCGTTCCACACCCCGGACAGGGTTTGCCAGGACAGCTTGACCGGAACCTTCGACTGATCCTTTCCGATGGCCGGCGGTGACGACGATGGAGTATGGGTGAAGAAAAACGGCGCCGACACACCGAGATAGACATAGGACGTGCTGAGATCGCTCGCCTTATAGCCATAGCCGCGTGTGACCTGGATTTCATAGGTTCCCTTCGGGAAGGTCGCCGGGTCCAGGAAGATTACCGCAACGCCGTCGTCGGAGAGGATTTTCGCTGCCAGCTTGCCCGCACCTGGCGCGAAATAGCTGTGAGTGTCGAACCCCTCCTGGTTGTCGGCATTCTGGGCGTAAAATGCGTATTTCCACGGCGGAAAGCTTTGGTTCTGATCGATCGCAGGGAGCGAGGAATCAACCGCCCGCCATTTCAGCTTCACCGTGCCGCGGAACGACTCCAGCTTTTCGCGCTGGGCGTGCAGCTCGGGCAAGTTGATCCACGATGCGTCCCCGATCTGGCGCATCCGGATGCGTATCCCAACGCCGCCGGGCGTCGTGCCGCCTGATGTCTCCTGTTGCAGCAGCCCCGACCAGAAGAATGTGAGCCATAATTCATCGCAGTCCGACCGGGTCCGGGCCGTCTGCCATGTCGGATGGGAGTTCGCCGGGGTCGATGCGTCCTGCAATTCATGAGAATTCGCCGAGGTCGCCGCGTCCTTCAATTTGTGCGGCGGCAGTTCGAGCCCGACATTGACCTCATAGACCTGCTTGGTGATGACGGTCAGGTCGGAATCGTCGGTGATGACGTCGCGGATTTCATATTCGACGCCGGAGAGGCTGGCGATCGGGGCGTCGTTGATCCGGATATCGCTGATGAGATGCGGCCCATTGAGGCCGACGATCGCATTGATGTACTGATCGTCGTTGATCGATTCCGACCATGGCGGAACCAGATGCGGCGGTGTGACCTTGTGCGTGCCGGCAACGAACGGAATCGGCTCGAATTGGCCGATAGTATTTCCCTCGATCGATGATACGCCGAGCGTCCCCGCCGTGGTGCGGTCGTCCTGCTTCTCGGCGGTCGGCGGCGGCACCAGCGCATTGATGGCGAGCGCGCCGACGATGGAGACGCCGGCTGCGGCGAGCGCGGCGGATGTGGAGCCGGCGGCGAACAGCGTCGATGAGACCGACAGCGCCCCGCCAGGCCCGAGAATGCCCCCCGTAATCGCCGTGGTGGCGACGACAAGGGCGATGGTGGCGATGATCGCGAATGCGTTCTTGCCGCCATCGCCGCCGCCGGGCCGCACGCAGACTTGCAGCATGTGCCGCGAGCCAGGCTTCGGCTTCACCTTGTGCCAGATCTCGCGGGGGATCTCGTGATCGCCGATCCGCACCAGCCCATGGCTCCACACTTCCGGCGGCAGGCCGGGGAAGCCGAGCAGAATGTCGGCAATCGACTGCCCGGCGTCCGCCCGGTGCGGGATCGCCTCCAGTTTGAACATGGAAGGCCGGAGGACGACATTGACCTGTCCGTCATGCATAGGCGGCCTCGGCAAGGATCGATTCGGCCACACCTCCGGCAAAGCGCCAGAAGCTTTCCACGCGCGACTTGATCATGTGGTGCGAGCGGTAAGGGACGATCGTTACGCCCGAGCCTTCCTCGGTATGGATCAGCGCGCCGGGGCGGATCACCAGGCCGATATGGATCGGCCGGGAATGCTGCCGCCCGCCGTCGCGGAACTGGCCGCGCATCAGCACGACATCGAACATCCGCTCGCGGCCTTCCGGCACCGACTGCCAGGCCACACTTTCCGATTCGGAAATTATGGTCCGCAACTTTGCGAGGTTCTCGCCCTGCCCGACATCGGGGAACTCCGGCAGCACGATGGCCGCCCGCTCGGCGAGGATCAGCCGCACCAGCCCGTAACAGTCGCATCCGGATCGGGAAAGTCCACGATCCAAAAAAGGGATAGAAAGATAAGTCGACCAGTCGCTAGACGATTTCACGTCGCGAGCCCTTTCTTTTGCCAGTTCCACTGGCGGTAGTTCACAACAATCGCAGCCGTCATCGGAAGATCACCGGCGATATCTTGTTGGTCAGCCGCCGGCCGGGGCAGGGCTCCGACGACAGTCCACGGATAAACAATCGCCCGGTCACCGCAACGGCTGTGATCTCGACATCCACAAGCTCCAGGTTCGACGCCTCATATTCGATCACGTCCGGCGTGGTGCGCATGATCATCTGAATCATCACCGTGAGCGCGTCGTCCGGCAGGGCGAGCACCGTCGATCCGATCCTGTCGTCGACATTCTGGATGCGGATGAACGCCTCCGGCGGATTGTCGTCGTCGGAGAGCAGCGTAATTTCGAACGGGAAGGTCTGGAATTCCTCCCCGTTCGAGGTGAGAGTTTCGAACTCGTTCGGGTCGCCTGACACGAAGCGGAACGGATCGTTGAAGGTGGAGTGGTCGATGGTCAGCAGGATCCGGACATCCTCGTCGCGGAACGGCGAGAAAAGCTGGCGTCTCAGCAGTGCGGAGAGGGTGCGACCGGCCATTGCCCAGCCCCTACGTCGTTAGCCCGCCCAGGGCGTACCACAAATTGGCGTCGCGCTTATAAAGCCAGGCGAATTTGTAACGCGCGGCGAAGACAAGGCCGTCCGGAGACTGAATGGTGACATCAGCTCCGGCAACAATCGTCGTTGCACCCGCTCCCTCCTGGCAGACGACCAGAGTATGATCGTTAAGCCATTTCCCGGTGGCGTCATTGGGGATGGTGAAGGTGTTCGCGCCGGCCACATTCATGAACACGATCCGGCCGATATCGGCCAGCGACGCAATGGCGTTCGCCGTATAGACCGATGGCGGCAGGGGGGGGATGCGGGAAAGCTCCTTACCGCGCATCTTGTCGTGGCCATAGGGTACAAGCTCGTCTCCGGTAATCAATCCAGGGCCGGTCATATCCAGGTCTCCTAAGCCTTTTCGATGAGGAACGAAATGATCAGCGTGCCATTGAAGGCTGCCGACGCGTGACGGTTGAATATTTGAATAGCGACCGATCCGGCAGCCGGGGTGATGCGGCCGACCATAGGCACGCCGGCAGTATTGCTGCCGTTCGCCACCCATGCACCGACGATATCCGCGGCAGCGATACGGTCATTGGTCACGGTCAGGACATAAGGCGTATCGCCAGCCGGAACCGTCAGGCTTTCGGTGGTGATCTTGCCTTTCATCTTGTGCGATGTCGCGGTGGCCGCGGTGGTGCCATTACCGGACGCCGCCGCCGTGCCGGCATTGATCGGCGCCACTCCAGCCGTATACCGGATCGGCAGGCAGCCGCTGCCGTCCGGCGTCACATTGCCCTCGGCCTCCCCCGTCACCCCATTGACGATGAAGCAGATGAAGCCCGTGCCGTGCAGGATATTGCCCTGCCGGGTGAGCCGGTTGCGGTTGATCCGGACGTTGGTCCAGTTGCGGACTGTGCCGCAACGGTGAAAATCGGCGGTGACGGCGTCGGACGACTGATCAAGGCTATAGGGCGTGCGGGTGATCACCTCATTGTCGCAGACCACCAGTCCGTCTCTGACCACGGTGTTGACATCGAGCCAGCTCCAGCGCGGGTCGTGGCAGCGGTTGCCCTGGATGCGGTTGTTGCGGCCGCCCGAGAAGAACGGCCGTGCCCAGCCGTAGATCTCGCAATCGACGATGCTGGAATTGATGTCGTCGGCATTGGTCAACCACGCCGTCGGCTGGGCAACTTCGGGCGATCCACTGTCCGGGATCAGCCTATTGCTGTCGTAGCGGTTGCCGATGACGACCGATTTGCGGACATGCATCGTCGCGCCCTTGCCGGTCGATTGCGTGATGCCATTGCGCAGGCCGGAGAAATTGAACCAGCAATCCTCGATCTCGATCAGGCAGGACGGCGTGCCGGCACAATCGATGCCGGCCATGCCCTCCTCGGTGACGCCATTGACGCGGGTGATCGATCCGGACGAGCCGGTATAAGTGCCGAGTCCCGAAGTATCGAGCAGCGCCGGCACGCGCAGGCTGAATGTGGTCGGGCTGAGTACCACGACATAATAATCGATGTCATTGATCGTGCTCCAGGTGCCACCTGTGAGGCCGGAGAACCGCACCATATCGCCGGTAACGAATCCGTGCGGATTGTCGATCAGCCCCCAGCGCGTGGTGAATACGCCGGGATTGGCGGCGGTGGCCGCGCTGATCAACAGCGTCGGCCCCTGATCGTTGGTGCGCTTGACAGTGCCCTGGACGTTCTGCGAGGCGTTGTAGGTCCCGAGCCCGGAGGTATTTAGCGCCGCGCCCGGACCGAACAGATTCCACGTCGTGCTCGACACGGGCACCAGGATGTATTCAGTGGCGTTGATCGTCGACCATGTGCCGCCGGCAAACGCGGAGGGCTTGACATAGGTGCCGGTCGGGACGCCATGGGCCGATCCGGAGGTAAACACGCCGGGATTGGCCGCCGTCGCCGCGGTCACGGTGATACTGGTGACGCCGGCCGGAATGGTGCAGGTCTCGGTCGGCTCCATCCGGCATTTGGTGATCTTCAGGTCGACGCCTTGACCCTTGACTAACCGGCGCGCCTTGCCGTGGAACTTAAGATGGCAGTTGTGAATCAGGAACTGCCCCGGCGCCAGCGAGGCTTGATTTAGCAAGTGAATGAGATCGTAGTCGTCGCCTTCATTGGTCTCGGCGCCGGCATCGATGACGCAATTCATGATCGCGCCGATGCAGCGATTCTGCACGCCGCTCGAGGCGTTGAACCACTGGATGAAGGTGCATTTGCCCGGCTGGTCGGAGTAAGTGCCGTTTTCCTTCGACCGGAAATCATCGAACTTGCAATTGTCGACGACGAACAGCTTGTCGTTATTGCTCAGAATGCCGATGGTGCCAGCAACCGACGCCGTTGCCGAGTCGGCCGTGGTCCAGCCGAAATTATGCATCCGCTGGACATTCCGGACCGTGAGCTCGCCGCCGGGCGAGTTGGACGTGTTGCTGGTGCGGATGCAGATCTCCGCGATGGCGCCACCGTCGAACTCGCCGCCATCGATCATGGCGACGACGCCCTCACGAAACCAGAAGAACACATTCGTCGAGTTCTTGCCGGACGTATTGCAGGTCAGCCTGGCGCCTGGCAGGAACTCCAGATAGACGCCGAGCACCTCGGATGTGGAGATGTCGACCGCGGCCGTCCCGACCGAGCCGCCGCCAAAATCATAATCCCCGGCCGGGATGACGATTTTCTGCCCGGCCGCGTTGATGATGTCCTGGGTCAGCGCCGCGCCGTTCTGCGTCGCCGTATTCGATGGCGACATGGTGGTGACGATGCCGGTGAGCAGGCCGCTGATCGCCGTCTGCATTGCGGCGATGTCGGCGGCGTTGAGACCGATGGCAGCCGCCTGAGCCGAAGTGACGTTGTACAGCTCGACGAAATTATCGTTGATCTTGTCGCCGCCGGCGCGGAGTGCATCGCCAGTGCCATCGTTCGCCACGGCCCCGAGATTGATCGGTTGATAGCTCATCAGAAGTTATCCCAGGTAAACAGAGTGCTATCGAATGTAACGGTATCGGAATCAAAGGTCGGCTGTTGCGGAGGCGCATCGCCCAACTTGATCACGCTGACCCCGAGCCGCCAGCGCCCGGGGCCGACAGGGGTCAATTGCGGCGGGTTCTCCGGCTCGAACAGATAGACCCCGGGCACATCGTAAGCCGGGTTGTCCCAGATGAATTTTTTCTGCCCGTCCCGAAGCGTCGTCCGAAAGAACGCCTTGAAGCTGTCCCGCTCGGTATCGGAGTGCAGGATGAACGAGGCCTGGACGGCAATCGAGTCTAGCGTCGACATCCGCCATGAGGTCGGCGGGCCGGTGTCGGGCTGAAACGAGGCATTGCCGGAGATCACCGCCTCGCGATAATTGCCGATCTCCGGCTCCGAAGGGACGGTGGACGGCCATGATGGGTCTGCCATGCCTCGCCCTCACTTGATCCGGACCAGTTCGACGTCGAGCCGCCATTGGCTCGGACCGATCGCGGTGAACTGCGGCGGTTCGCCGAAAATATAGCGCGCCGGCGTGCCGTAGGCCGGGTTGGTCCAGGTGAACGGCTTCACGCCGCCTTTCAGCGTCTCCCGCCACCACGTCCAGAAATCGTCTCGCTCGGCGTTGGTATAGAACAGGAACGAAGCCCGGATGGCGGCGCTGTCCAGGGTCGAGCGCTGCCAGGATACCGGCGTGCCGATGTCGAGCTTGAACGTGCCGAGATTGGGCGTCAGCACCTCCCGGTAGTCGCTCTGCTCCGGCTCGCTAGAAACGGTTTCTGGCCATGCTGCGTCCGACATGTCTTACCTTCTAATAGGCGTTGCGCCGACGCCGAAGCGCCCGCCGAGCGGATCGTCGAGCCGCCCGCGCGCGATGCCGTCGCTGACCGTGGAAATGATGACATCGGTGATTTCCGCGCCGCCCGCGCTGCGGCGCTTCTCGGTCCGCACTTGCGCGCCGGCGTGGTTGATGACGTTGACGATGGTTCCCGGCCCGCCACGCCCCTGTTGCTGCGGCGTGGCGACCGAGACCCGCTCGCCCGGCGTGGCGCGGAACGCCACCACCTGGCTGTCCGTGCCGCCATTGCCGGCGACGGTGAACGCGCCGCCCGTGGCGAAGCCGAACAAGCTTCCGACCCCGGCGAGGCCGCCATTGCCGCCGACATTGCCGCCGACATTGCCGAAGCCGCCCCCCAGCCCGCCGAGCGCCGCCTTGGCGATCTGTCCGAACAGGACATTGGCGGACAGCCGGACAAGATCGGACAGGATGGAGTTGACGAAATTCGAGAAGTTGAATTTGCCCGTCCGGGTGAACTCGACAATGGCGTCCGTGGCGTGGCCGAAGGCCGATGTGACGAAATTGCCGATCTGGTCGCCGAGCGCCGTGGCACTGGCCGCGATCTGGTTCAGCCCCTTGGCGATGCCGCCGAAAATGGTCTGGTCGTTGGAGAGCAGTTTTTCGCGCAAGCGCTGCAAAGTGTCGGCATATTGGGTTGCGGTGATAGTGCCGTCGCCGAACAGGTCGTTGAGGACGCCGATGGCTTCCCGTGCGTCGTCCGCCGGCCCCTGAATCTCTTTCAGGAGCTGCTTGACGTAGTCGATTTCCTTGCCGAAGCCCCCAGCGTGCTTGCCATCTCCGGGAGGTTTGTCCGACCCACCCTCTATCGTCGTCGTGAAGCTGCTGCCTATGCGAGTCTGGGCGAGGCCCTCAGCGTCCCGTTTCAGTTTGTCCAGCACCCCGCCTTGCGGGTTGAGCAAGCGCAGCGGTGGCAGAAAGTTTATTTCGCCGGTCAGGCCGTTGACGGCGTTCGCCAGCCCCTGGACGACCAGATCGGCAAACGATTTCAGGCTTTCGGCGATGGCATCGAAGGCGTTCTTGAAGCGCTGCTCCATGCTTTTGGTGGCAGCCGCCGTGCCCTCATCGATCAGCCCCATGGCCCGCAACGCATAGGTCACCAGATCGCTGAAGCCGGTCGCGATTCGGTTTTGCGCCGCCTGGAACAGATCGGCGAGCGTCGCCGACTTTGATCCAGAAATCAGAACGTCGTCGCCGAACCGCTGCACGGCGGTGATGGCGAGGCCGATGCCGACCGCGAAAGCGGTGAACGGGTTTGAAAGCGCGAACACCACCAGCGCCGCCCCGAGCCGGAACACCAGCCCGATCAGCAGCGGCAACAGCGCTATCAGCCTGACGATCCCCTCAATGAAACCGAGCAGCAGGAAGGGGGAGAACGCCACGGCGAATCCGATGCCGATATTAAGCAGGATCGGGGCAAGCGTGTTGATGGCTAATGTAATGCCGGAAAGTGTGCTGGCGACCACCTGCAGCACCGTGCGTAGAGCCCTCTCCAATCCGGCATCGCCGAGAGCGATGATCAGATTTCGCACCTGGGCGAGGACCTGATTCAGATCGTTCGCAAGCGTGTCGCGCTTAATTTCAAATTTCTTTTGCAGAAAATCGTCAGGCAGTGCCTTGAGCTCGGCACGAAGAGCGTTCACCTCGTCGATGGCGTTGATAAGAATATCCGCACCCGTTCCAGCCCGTTGCTTGAAGAGTTGGAACGATTCCGACGTTGTGATATTGGCGTTATGCAGATTCTGAAGGGCACCGATTACGCCGTGGACGGCAGGGTCGATATCCCTGAGTTTAAGGTGCACCGAATCCAACGCCTTGACGAAAGCCTTCTGATCCTCGGACGATGCGGCCTTGCTGAAAATGCCGCGAAGCGCCGTGCCGCCTTGGTCTCCGGTCAGACCTCTATTCGCCAGCACGCCAAGGATGGCCGCAACATCCTCGATCGGCGTTTTGAAGCCGGCCGCAATCGGTCCCGCATATTTAAACGCCTGCCCCAATTGGCGGACATCGGTGGCGGTTTTCGACGCCGTCGCCGAGAGGATATTCGCAACCCTCGCACCATCAGCGAGTTCCAGTTTCATGCTTTGGGTGATCTTGGCCAGGAAGTCCGATGTCTCGCCAAGCTGCAACTCTTCCGCCTGCGCAAGCTGCAGTGTCGGGACGATCAGCGCCAGCGACCCTTGCGTATCCGCGCCAGCGCGCGCGAGCAGTTCAAGCCCGCGCGCGGCCTCGGTCGCGCTAAAGCGTGTGGTCGAGCCGAGATTGAGCGCGGTCTCCCGCAGCTTGGCGAAATCCGCATCCGTCGCCAGCGTCACGGCGCGGACGGATGCCATCTGATCGCCGAAGTTAGATAGCTCGCGGACGGCAGCAATTGCCGCAAAGCCTGCCGTAAACCCGGCGACTGCGCCATTAAGGCTGAGAAGCTGACCCTGCAGTCGGGCAAAGGTTCCACCAAGCAAACTGCCCGCCACAGCAGATTGCTGCAATCCGCGCGTTGTAGCACCGACGCTCGCCGCTGCCGTCGCGCCGAATGATGCGGCTTCGCGGCCGGCCGTGCGCGCCGCTGCCCCTACCTGACGGTAGGATTGCGCAGCCCGTTGATTGGCCTGGGTGATCTTCTGCGAGGCGGCATCTCCCGCCTTCTCGATTTCCTTGACGTCGGAAACCGCCTTCTGCTTACCCGCCTGGGTGTCCGGGATGATGCGGACCCGGATGCCGACTGTCGTGTCATCGCCCATGATCCGCCCCACCAACGCCGGCCGCGCCTCGCGCCCGTCCGGCCTCTATCTCCTGCTGGCGCGCAACCGCGTCCAGATAATAGGCGTCCAGCTTGCGGATGATGGTCGCAAATGCGAACGCCACATCCCGCTCAAGCCCCGACCACTCGGCATAGTCCCGGATCTGGTTCCACGGGATCGGCCCCAATGAAAACCCGATCCCGCGGCACGTCGACAGATCCCAGAACGCCGACAGATAAAACTCATCCGTCGGGCTGACCTCCGGCTGCTCGGTCCACCAGTCCGGCGGCTTCCTGCCTTTGGCAAGCGCGGTCTGAACGGACCATCCGTCCCGCTGATACCTCAGCTCGAATTCAAGCCGCTTCGTCAGTTTCCCGCGACGGCATCCACATCGACCGGCGCACGCGCGATGAAGTTTTCCGGGACCTCGGCAAAGGTGCGGATATCGTCGATCATGTAGCCCGGTAGAGCCGCGAACAGAGACGCGCAAGCAGCGACGCTGAACGGCACTTCGTTGCCGTCATGGTCCCGCACATGCCGCCAGCCGGCGACCACGCACTCCGGGAACAACTCGCGAACCGCCTCGCGCTGCTTTTCGATGTTCTCGACCGTGGCACCGCGCATCCGGGACACCTGATGCTGTCCGCCGAACTTGCGCAACAGGCCGTTGAGATAGTCCTTATTTTCCGTCCCCGCCGGGCGCAGAATCAGCACCGGCTTGGGCTCTTCGTCGAGCCCGAAGAGCGTGTATTCCGTCGTCTTGCCGACGACGTCGAGCTTTCGGAACTGGCTGAAATCAGTCATGTGCGGCGACCTCCAAACTAGGAGCGTCACAGCCCTGCTTTCGAGATCCGGCGACGATTGCCATTTCAGTGGTGTCGACGACATGCCACCACTCAATGTGGCCATTTTCACCGAGGAGTCGTTTCCCCTCGAAAACGGCTGCATCAAGCGTCTCATGGCTCCCGCGCCAGTCATGCCAGCCGCCCTTTGAATAGTGGGTATTCCCCGCGAACACAGCGAAATTAAGCGTCATTTTGGCGTTGCTCCTGTGGCGTTGCTTTCCGGCGGGACGCGGCACATACCCGCCGCACTCACGGCGACAAACCTTACGAGGTCGGGACGACCGGGAACAAGGATACGCCGATGGATGTCCCCAGCGTGGAATGCTGGTGCGCGGCGCCGGTGAGTTTCAGCCGCACGGATTCGTTGACCGGCAGCTCCGGCGAGCCGTCGCCGAGCGTCATTGCCGGGATGTCGACCGCGATCGCGCCGTCCGCGTTCTTGACGATGAAGTCCGCCGTCACCTCGGTATTGGCGCGAATGGCATCGATCACATTGCCTTCGGTGAACAGGATCGATCCTTCCAGATCGACCTCGAAATTGCCGGTGTTCATGTAGCGGGCGCCGAGCGTGCCGAGCACCTTCTCCGGCGAGACGTTGTTTTTCAGGGTCAGCTTGCAATCCTTGAAGTCGGTGGTGAGGCCGGTCTCGTCGATTGCCGTTACCCGCAAGCGCAGGATGTCAGCCGAGGTATTGAGCGCGCCGGTCTTCACGGGCGAGATCGCCGAGGATGCGCCCGAGACGCGCGATGTGGTCGGGTTGTCGGTATCCGTGCCGACGAAGGCATAATCGCAGCCGGCCTTGTTCGCGAGCGGCAAGTTGAAAGTGAGCTCGTTGCAGTAGTTGCCCTTGGAGTAGGAATATTCGTCGCCGGACGGATTCTGCAGCCCGGTCCAGCTCGCCTCGATCGAGAACGAACGTTCGAGATAGGCGACATTGTCGACCGCGACATTGCGGATGAAGCGCCCGAATAGGAGGTCCACAGCAACATTGGAGCCACCGGCGCCGGTGGTGGTGCCGTCCGACGTGATCAGCGTCGGCGACAGCTTGTCGAGCGTCACGGCCGAGACGGCGATGGTTCTCACGCGCCCGTAGCCGTAAGAGACGATGGGGCCGGCGCCGAAGAAACGATTCGTGTTCGTCAGCCCGCCGACGTGGATCACCTGCCCGACCGTCAGGCCCAAGGTGGTGAAATCGATCTTGGACGCGCCGGCAACCGAGTGGTTGCCGCTGGTCAGCGTGCCGACGCCTGCCGAGACGGTGATGGCGAGATCGCCGGCGGTGGCGCGGATGCCGCAAAGCTCCACTTCGGCATTGGTCGGGGGCGTCTCAGCCGTCGAGCCGGTGATCGGGAGCGTGGTGCCCGCAGCGGCGAGGTCGGATGTCAGCGCGCGCAAGCCGTTATTCGCTGCATTCACATAGCCGCGGCCATAGACCAGCGAGAACGGGCCGGAGGCGTTGAACTGGAATTTGGCCGCCTGGGCAGCGGTCGCGCCGGGAATGGTATAGCCGCCGGACACCGCAGTCACACCGCGGAAAATGCAATCCGAATTGACGGCGGTGGCGAAGACGAAACCTTCGATAAACAGCTCGAACGCCGACATGGTCAGATCGTGCGCGACCTCGAAAGCGCTATCGAGATCGGTGACTGTGCCCTTGCGGCGCTGGCGGTTTTTCGAGATCGGGGAGCGCGCGACGGTTTTGATTTCCGCGCCGATTTTCGGAACGTCGTTCGGCTCGAGCAGAAACCAGGTTGCCCCGGTCGGGACCGTGCCGTGCACAACTTCGACCGCTGCTTGCAGCGAAACATTGTTCGTAAGCACGCGCCCCATGTGTGTCGCCCCTCAGCTAATCGATTCCGATGGCGAGGATGGCCGATGAACGTTACAAGCGTGCTTCAAATGCGGCGCTCTAAAGCGTGGTCCCACTCATCGACAAGAAACTGCAGCGCATCCCATTCATCGGCGGTAATCTCGTCTTCCGGACGAGGCAACCGCCAGACGCCGTTGCCGACCATCTTCCATCCCCACTTTCGCAGGAACGCAATGGTCTTACGCTCGCCGACGCCGCCCTCATCTCCCCATTTGGCCCGCAACTCTTCGCTTGCTTGCGGCATCATTTCGTCTCCGAACACCAGAATTTGCACAGCGCATCGACCCGGTGATAATTCCCCTCGATCCCGCGTTCTACAACCTGCGTCTCAAGGAAATACACATCCTGGACCGTGACGCCTTCGAAGGCCGCGCGGAAAGCACCGACGAGCTGATCGGCTTTCTGCGTCCCCTTGTCGGTCAGGCAGAACAATTCGAGCGTCCCGACCAGTTCGCGCTTGAAGCGGCGGCCGCCTTCCGGCCCAAGCGTTTCCTGTTTCGCATTCACCTCACGGACGACGAACCGCGCCCAAGACTTACCTTCGCTGGAATCCGGATGCTGAAAGCTCTCATTGTCGAGCACATAGGGGACCGGCGGGCTGAGTGCATCCCAGACGGAGATGAAACGGGCATAGGCGATTTCCTTCGCCTGATTGGTGGTGGTCATGATTCGCCTGCCATCGGGGCATTTACCGAACGCACGCCAGCATCGACCGCCCGCTCAACCCAGCCCGCGCCCGCCTGCTTCGAATGCCCCTCATTCAGCTTACGGATATAGGGGACGTGGTTTGAAATCCAGATCGTTCCCTGATGAAGCCTGTAGACCAGCAGCCGGGACAGGCTTGCGCCCTGTCCGGAAGCGGACGGGCTGCCCTTGGATGCCGCTTTCCCTGTCGGAGGCGTCCCGACCGAGGCCAGCCAGTTCGCCCGGCTCCATCCGGTATCGACCGGATTCGCCTTCACCAACTCCCCATGAACCGCGAACGCCACGCGCTTGATTTTGCGCTCGGCGACGTTGTCGATCGCCCTTCCGACTTTGACTGCAACGTCGATGTCCTGGGGGGGCATGGCGGCTCCTATTCTGCGGCGCGGGCCGTGCTCTGTATTTCCCGATCGATTTCTCGCTCGATCTCCCGGTCGAGATACCACCGCGCTTTCCGCAGATCCTCGGCGCGCGAACCCTTGCGCCCGGCGCGCGAGATATATTTGACGGCATTGCCGAGGTTGAACCCCAGCCCCCACGCCTCAATCACCTTGATCGCTTCGTAAGGATTGTCCGCACCGCCATAGTGCGCGGGATGGTTTACGGCTTCGGTCATGGCAGGTCCGCCATTTCCTTGCCGTCTTCAATCCATGGCGCTGGCTCGCGCGGCGGCTCGCCTCCGGCGTCTTCCGGGGCGTCCTTCGCGAATACCGTCTCGCCCTTCTGGACGGAGTCCTGCGCTTGCAGATTGCCGAACACGGTCTGGGCGGCTTCCGCGCCGCGAACCTTGGTCTCGGTCCCGTCCCACATCACCTTGAACCAGCCGCGGCCGGTGTGCTCGATATAGCGCGTGGTGGTGCCGCCGGGGAGGATTTCTCGCTCTTTCTCAGGCGAGGCGGCCGCCTCCGGCGCGGGGTGTCCGGAGGCGGGATCAGCCACAACGGGCAAGATTGCAGATGAGGCAGGGTGTTGTGGCTGGGCGGGCTCTTGCGGCGGCGCTGAGACGCCGACCGGATGGTGAGCGCCGTTCGCTCGAACGGACAGGCAAATCAGGCGGCTAACGAACAGCCTGCGAAAATGATCCGGGTCGCGCGCCGCCTCGACCGGAACCGGATCGTTCATCTCATACTGATGGCCACTCATGACGAACCGTCGACGCGCGATATACTGTTTTTCTGGATCGAATTGCTGGTCGGAGATGGTCATTATCGCCCCTTCGGCTAGCGCAACGTCGGCCACATGGACCGACGTTACAAATACCCCATCTCAGACCTAGGCTGATTCCGTCAGCGATCAAACGATCGAGCTGAAGAAATAACCAAGTTCGGTGCTGATCGTCTTCTGCTGGAAAGCCACTTCTAGCTCGACCCGATCCGATCCGATGTTCTCCATGCGGAAGCGGCGAACGCGCGCGCCGCCCTCGGACGCGCCGAGGTAGCCGGTCCAGGCGAAGGTGTAGCCCGCGCTCGGAACCATCAAGCCCGGCGTTGCCGGCGCATAGGCCAGCAAGGCGTGATTGCCGCCGATGAAGGAATGCGCGTTGGTCTGGCCTTCCTTCGCGGTGTTCTGAATCCCGTTCATCACGAGGATTTCATCGACCTCCAGCAGACCCATCAGCGCCTGGCGCGATGTTTTCGCCGGTGCGCCAGCCGTCTGGCCATATTTGATGCGATCGACGATATCGGGATGGTCGAGCAGCGTGTCATAGACCGCGCGGCCCAGCACGAGCTTATTCGGCTCGAAACCGGTCGATCCGGCCATCGTCCGCTTGGCCGTCCGGACATCCTCAATCGGCGTAGACGAGGCGTCCGACCACACCAGCGCCGACGTGCCGGGAACCGGAACGCCGGTCGTTCCGGCGATGTTCGTCCCCCAGATGCCGGTGGTGAAGAACGTCGATGCCCACAGCGATTCCTTGTAGATCAGCGACTGGTGTGCGAGCAGCGCGGCGGCATCGCGGTCCGGGCCGATCATCGAATCCGCATTGGCGCGGACCTGGTCCGGAATGTCGTGGTGGATCGCCGCGACCGAGCAGAAGTAGGACGTATTCGAGAGCTGGTAGCCGACGCCCTTCGATTCGGTTCCGGGCGCCCGCTTCTCCATCTCGTTGCGGTTGAAGAACCCGCGGTCGTAGACGTAATAGGCGTCCGACTGCTTCGAGACAGGGACGTTCGGAAAGACCTTGTCCGCGATGAAGTTGACCGGGTTCTGCATGAACGCAACCGAGATATTCGTCAGCGGCGTATTGATATGAACGTCGCCCTGGGTCGGCTGTGCCTTCAGCACGAAAACCGGGGAACCGTCCATGCTGACCAGCCGGGCCCCCGCCGCCATCAGCGACTGCGCGTCGAAGTGTTTCGTCATCTGACTTGCTCCATTGCGGCCCCCGGCCGCGCTCGTAATTCAGGCTTGCGGGTGTTCCGAATGGCTACGCACCGACCTGCCCAGGCGCGACCTGGACCTGGAAGACATCGTTCGTCGCTGCGTCCTGCGCCGCGAAGCCGACGTAATGCTGGTTGTTCGTAACCGTCGCGATCAGCTTGCCGCCGGTGGTGGCCGTGACCTTGTCGCCAGAACTGATCGCCCCGCCCGCGATGCCCTTGCCAAACCCGCTGACGCAGACCTCGCCCGGCTGCCCGGAAATCGGCTTGTTCATCAGAAGTCCGGCCAAAGGCTCCGTCGAATCCGTGGCCCCGACGATTGCCCTGTCTGTCCCATATTTCACCGCGGTGAACTGCAATGCGGACAAATCAGCCCCCGCATTGATCGAAACGCACTGCATTGCATTGGTGCCGGCCATGTCCAAATCTCCTTGAGAATTCGCCGGTTGAGATTTAGGCGGCGAGCTCTCGCCCGCCGGCTGGGTTAGTGCATCGTCGGCTGAAGCGACTGCTCGTAAAGCGCCTTGCCTTCCGTGGTCTGAATGACCGCGTCGTAGGCTTTCGCGTAGGAGATGCCGTCCGCAGTCTCTCGAGCCTTGGCCAACTCATGAAGCTTGGCGACCGGGTCGGCATCCGCCATCGACGAAGCCCCGCCGAGCGCGCCCAGATTCTTGAAGATCGGAGCGAGCGAGTCCTTGCCGACATTGATCGCGGCAAGCGCTGCATCCTTCTGGGCAACGGGAAGATCGAGAATGCCCTTCGCCATCGCCACCTTTTCTTCGTGCGGCTTGCCGATATGCGTCCAGGACTTGGCGAGCGTCTCGGCTTCCGCGGCGAGAGCGGTTTCCTTGGTCGCAGCGAGCGTGGTGGTCAGGGCATCAACGGTCTTTGCGAGCGATGCCGCAACCGGGCCGTCCGACTTCCGGACTTCGGTCCCGTCCGCCATCTTGTACAGGACCGGATCGGCCGTGCCGTTCGCCTTGGCCAAAGCTGCGGCGACTTCCGCCTCGCGGGCGCCGCCGTCCAGCTTTTCGAATGCCGTCTGTCCGGCCTCGTCGAGCCTGGCGTGATAAGCCTTGTGCGCGTCGTTCATGCCAGCCAAAGCCAGCAACTTCGCGAGCTGTGCTTCCGTCATTTCAACCTCACTGTTGGTTGCTGGTTGTTCCCCGGCGAAATCGTCCGCCGACTTTCTCGCGATAGCGGGAGCGGTATGGGTGTGGCCGCGAGCCATCCCCACCGTGATGTTGCCGCTGTCATCGATGGTGAACGGGTGCTGGTGGTCGCTGCCGTCCCAATAAGTGAGGCCGCCCCCGGCGCCGCATGTGTAGTCGTCGATCATGATCAGATGCGTGTGGCCGTCCGTCTCTCCGGTGAGCACGGCTTGGCCCTTGGCGATCATCTCGGCGATCTGCTCTTTGGTGAACGGAGAGCCGCCACCACCACCGCCGCCGCCGCGCAGCGGATCGGCACGCTTCATGATCAGCATCCGCGCGCCCTTCTGTGCGGGCTGGGTCACGGCGCTGATTTCGTCGAGTGCGAATTCGCGCATGATGTTTTTCTTGGCGGCCATGGGCTATGCGTCCTCATCGGTGATGCGCCGGCCGCCAATCGAAAAGCCGGTGTATTCGCCGGTCCGGAATTTTTCGAGCGTCGCCTGGCTGGCGGGCTTGACCCCGATCATCAGGCCGGAGGTCTTGCATTCGATGCCGAAGGATTTCGCCACCTCGGATGTCAGCGGAAACGCGAACAGCACCGAGCCGCCTTCAGCCTGCTTGTGCATGTCGCCGAGAACCCGGCTGTTCAGCATGAAGTCCGTCGCCGCCTTCAGCATCGCGGCTTCCGGGATGTGATCGCCCTGGGTGTCGAAATAATCCTCGCCATCCTCTTTACAGACCATCGCCCAGCCGAACACCACGCCCAGCGCGTCATCGACCTTGAGCACATTCACCCGGCGCTCGAATTCATCGCTTTGCGCCGGAGCTGGTTTCGCGACCAGCCCGGACACCCACTTCAGCACCGTCGCGCCGCCCATCAGCGCCCGCGCTTTTGCGCTCCGATCCCCCGGCAGCCCGTCCGTCTCGCTCAGCACCTCATGCAGCCGCTTGACAGTGCTCTCTCCGACCGGCTCGCCGACTGCGAGGTGTTGAGCGATGGCGAAGGCATAAGGATGCGCATCGCCGACCTTGGTCGCCGTGAGCGCCGCCTTGCAGGCCGTCCGCACGCTCAGCGGCACGTCGAAGACTTCCTCGCCGGAAATCGGGGTGAGCGGGTGCATGAGCATTGGTTACGCCGTCTCACTCAGATCGAAGAAGAACAGCGATGCAAATCCGCTGGTGAATGTCAGCGTGCCGGTTCCCGTCGCGACCGGGCAGGCCGCATTCAGGAAAAGATCATTGTTGGTCGCGTGAGCATCCAGGAAGATCAGTGCGGGCCCGCCGCCGCCGATATCGAAGCTGTGCGCCTTCAGCGTTGCCGTTGCTGCGGCGCCCGTCGCGCTGGTGACGGGAACGTAATCCTGCATGGTGGATGCGAGCGTCGCATTGGATGCGACAGCCGAGCCGAGGCCGAAGGTGACGCCGGTTCCAACGTTGGCCGTGAACCCGGCCATGGTCGCCACGGCATCGATGATGCCGCCGGCAATCAGCATGTTGGTGTTGGCGGCATCGGCAATCTTCGTGCCGCCATAGTCATTGGCGGCGGTGAGGCTGATCACGACGCCGGTCAAATCGAATCTGGCTTCGAGCAGCGGCATTGCGCGCTTGATTAGCCGCGCCGAATTAGCAGCCGCCGGATAATTACCCTTGCCCCAAGCCGCGCCGCCGAAGTTCGCGGGGTTAGCGATAATTGCACGTTGCCTGATCAGCGCTACCATTTGAGACCCGCCCCTGACTATTTCCGTGTGTCTGTCAGGGTCAGGATGGCCGATGAACGTTACAAGCGTGCTTCAAATGCGGGAGGTTCCGTTTAAGTCCGTGATCGGCGGAGCAGGCGGCATCCTACGGGGCCGTGAGATAGCCGGAGCGTAAATTCCCTTGCCGGAGGCGATTGACCGTGCAATTACCACCCCACAGAGGCGCTTCCGACCTCGCGGACCACGCCGTTGCGATCAATGACGAAATCGACCACGGCCCCCGCTGGCGCGGTCTTGTTTGCCCCAGCGGCAAGCATGAAGTGCGTCGTGGCGTGCGTCAGGAGCGCCGCCTGCTCGAAATGCACCGTGAACCGCGCGCCTTTCCAGGATGCGCGATCACTGACCGTCAAGTCCGCGCTCCGCACTGCAGCAATACAGAAATGCTTACCGGCCTCCGCCTTGATCGGGTTCGCCGCCCCGATGGTCATCCAGACATTGCGCTCCGGCATGCACTGCTTGAGCTCGCCGTGCTGCCGGTCGCGAATGTAAATGCGCCGGCGCGTCGAAACGTCGTTCCGCTCGGCCAGCGTGTGCATCACATTGCCGTCGACCTTGAAATGGTAGGTATGGGTGGTTTGCCACTGATTGCCGACCGCTTCGAAATAGCTGTCCGCCGCCAGGATCACATCGGCGATTTTAGACTCGTCGGTTGCAAACACATGATAGTTATTGCGTAGGGAGATGCTGGCGTGGGCGCCGGAATCGGCTTTGATGAAAGTGGAATTCGCAGCATCGGCATGGCCGCCATCGCTTTGGTGATGCTCGCAATTCTGGACGATCACGCGGCTCGGATAAACGACCCGGATCGGGTTTATGACGCTTTCCGACGATGGATCTGTCTGGACCTCAAAATAAATGTTGTCGATCAAGGCCCGCGTCGTCTGAAACACCTCCCCTTCATCGCCCAGAATGATCTTGTGATTGACCGATGTGGTGTTTTCGATGGTGGAATTGCG